TAAAAGCTACATCTGACGCTAGAAAGCAAAAGCTTGGCTTGATCAAGTAACTAATCAAATGGAGTCGGCTCTTCGGAGTCGGCTCTTCAACTTATCTTAAGGGAGATAACAATGAGAACAGTATTCATTATCAAATATTCATTCATATACTATGGTAGAGATGGTGCAGAAGATCGCATCATCAATCACCAGAGAACATTCGACAATCCATACGGAAGAAGTTGCTTCATGGAAAACATAATCTACATGCCTGAATTGCTAAACGTATCACTAGAAACAAAGGAGATATAACATGGTACACATAAACAAAGACAACTATGAAAGAGAGTTGTCAATCATGGAAGATAGCATCATTGCCGTAACTAATTACTTCAAGTATGTCATACCTGATCAAGGCAACGTCATAACAAAAGAGGACATCAACTACCTCGATGCGAGATTATCCACGCTCAACGAGTACGTCTGTTACTTCATGGTTTCAGAAATGCGTGAACAATTTCGTCAGACAGAGATTCATTCAAAAGCACATGACATTGTCTACATGGCAATGCGTAAAATCGTCAACCCTGAAGAGTTCAATCTAACTTACAAGGAGAAACTCAGATGATCAGATACATGCTCATAAACTTCTTCATGCTAGCTTGCACGCTATACATGATAGCTGTAATAGGTCTAGCTCTTGGCATCTAATGGTGTCAGCACCTACCGGCGAGCTGATAGACGCTCGCTGGTAGGTGCAACTCTTCCAGTCGCCCAATGCCACACCCCAAACTGCCCGACTGGAAGAGTCAAGTCTGCGTCCTAGTAAGACACGGACGTAGTACAACTAAAAGTGGTGGGTCGCGGTGGCGCGAGTGTTGGCGACTCTACGCTCGACTACAGTTGACCAAACTTCAATATGAATCGCTGATGATTTCATGTTGGCTAGCAGAATATTTCCATCTCGCGTAAAGATTTCCCTTCGGCGGCTTCGCCGATCTTGACGCTTGGAAATATCATGCTAGCTCGGTCAGTAATTTTTAAGGAGAAAGCTATGTTAAAATCAAATGATATCAAATCATACTGGGATATTGATCGCATGTATGATGGTAATTGTGAAAGTATTGAGTACTTCAGATTAAAAATGAATGGTGATATTCAGATATGGAAAACCTATTCTGATAAGTCTGGAAGATGGGGAATGTATGAGGTTGTTGATACCAGCAATGGCAACAGCAGATTATACACTCGATTTGCAGATGCAATGGCTATGGGTTTACTATACCATTTACAGGCGAAAGGTTTAATCGCCGCATGAATTGTACCGTGTCTGATTTAATACGATTAAAACGGACACGACATTTTAACTAGTTGATTTTATTACTTAATTAAATTATAATCATAAGTGGAGAAAGCTATGAACGAAGAAACATTTTACTATTCAAAAGAAATCCTCAAGCAAATACAGTATGCAGATCCTAATGCTATGAATTGTTGGGGAGTTATTGTTGGTCACAACTGCTTTGCATTACCAGAAACAAAAGAACGCAGAGCTGGTATCAAGATGGTGACTAATGGTTTCAAACATCAGGGTCGTGTTGACGTTGATCTGACTTGGGCTGATGATTACACAATCAAGTTCTATGACAAACGAGGTAACGTAATCAATACAATCGAGCGTGTGTATGCTCCAGAGTTATGCAGAACATTAGACATACACATAGAAAGTGGACCTGATTCACCAGTCCAGGAACTACAATTTACAAATACAGTAACGGAGATAAACTAATGACCAATGAGAAATACTTCATTGAGCCGAGAGCTGATTCGCAATGCGGATTAGTTCTCGCATGTATACGACTACATGGATCTATCACAGATAAAGACGCAATGGCTTTTGGTTGTCGGCGACTCGCATCGAGAATACATGATCTCAATGTGAACGGAGCAGACATCATAGCAATCCGAGAAACAGAAAACAAAGTTCACTTTGCAAGGTATATGTTCAGAGAAGATTACGAGAAAGATATCACCAGTAAAAATAACGCAGAACTTGCTGGTCAAGAATCATCTCCAAAGCAAACACCATACTGGCAAAAGGATTATGTAAAGTATGCAGAAATCTTGTGAAGATGTAGGAACATTTGTGTGGAATAGATTAACACACAATGTACGAGTTCGTCGTGATTATCTAAACTATTCAGAGCATGGTATGCCCTATGTAGTTGATCACTTCGAACTCACTGTAACCGATGTAAATGGTAATCAAGTAAAGAGTCCGCTGACAGAAACTGGGTATCGTTCGTATATGCTGGCGCGCAAATCAGAACATTACGGCGGTACAACTCATTGTGATACTCCTGTTAGCAATGAGGAGTTTCTGTCCAGCTTAAAACATAAACTAGGCGATGAGCCACAACAGAAGGAACTATTCTAATGAAAACACTACGAGGAAAAGAAATGGTAACACTTGAAGAACGATTCAGAAAGGACATGCTGTTCTATGAAGCGTTACATAAAGATACAGAGCGATTCCCACAATGGAGTACTCGATATGATATCGAACAAGTCTTCAAAAGACTCAAAGATATTGTAGACCAATTCAACTTTGTTGATGATGTGCGTAATGAGTCTAATCTTCCAACTGAAAGTGAAGAGAAAGGAGTAGTTGATGTCGCATCCAGTCAATGATGTAATACTAGCTGGTATCGAGGACAAGGTAAATTCAATGCCTTGCCTCGAGCTACTAAACTATTGTGATGAAGTAGGTATCAAAACAACTAATGTTCCAATGGAAGTTCTTATGGACTTAGTTATTGAAGACCTAACTGAAAGAGCAATGCAACCATAACATGTATCAGTTCTGGCACAAACCACCATACAGTAACCAGCGTGGTCTGATACAAAAAAGGGGAGGTGTCGGAGCCTCCCCAGTATGAAGGATACTATGACAATGAAAAAACTTACGTCTAATCAAGTCCGTATACTAGCTACAGTAAAGCTATATACAGATAAGTCAAACCCAAAACCTCCAAGAATATCATATTCTACTTTTCGGAAAGAACTACCAGATCTCAAGCATGGCACAATCAGCACAACATTACACCAGCTAGAGCATCGGTACGGCTTTATAATATCAGTGCAGATGCAAGACAACGAGCGCATTCTGTATGCAAATCCAAGAGCACCTAGTTTGGTAAGAAAATATTTCATTACCGCATTAGGTAACAAAACAATCAATAGATACTTGTCATTAGAAGCAAAGCGTAGTAGATCTATTCTCTATGAAAAGTTATTTGGAACAGCTAACAATTCAATCCGAGAATCAGAAGGTCAATTTGCGTGATGCTTTTAACTGGGCTGGTCTATCAAAGACCACATACTACAGACAACTAAAAGGCACAGAGCTGCGCTATGAAACTGCTATCAAGATTGAACGAGCTATTGACCAGCTTGCGACGCTCCAAAAAAAATAAAGGAGTAGAACAAAGAGCATGGCAGAAGTGTGATGCTTGTGGTGAACAGACTCAACACTTTGTAGTCTTTCTATATAAGAGCAGTTTGATATGTCACAAGTGCTATGAGGAGGATACATGGTTAGCAAAAATAAAGCAAAAGGAAGCTATCACGAACGGTGGTTTCTAAAGCTATGGAATAACTTAGGTATAAAGACAAAGAAACAACCACTATCGGGCAGTTTAGGTGGTGAATACAAAGGGGATTTGACTATCGAGATTGATGGTCAGGTTCTCTTTGTAGAAGTAAAGTATCGAGACAAGAGTTCGTTTCCAAACGTATTCAATCTCTTAGAAGATAGGGATATGGCAGTATGCAAACGTAAGACTGGCGACCCTAGATACTGTGTAATAATTAGTGACCGAGTATGGGAATCAACATTTAAAAAACTTATTGGAGGATAGTATGAAAATACTTAATACACTTAACACTTACAAAACTCTTAACTCTGTGCAATCAAAATATTTTTATGGTGTCACAAGTGGTGACAACCCTAGAGAAATTGCAACAGCCAAACAGTTGTGGAAACTTCAGGACTTATCAAATAAATTATATCACTATTATTATGCGATAGAATCAGTTCTCGATTGCGATGAAAATGCAGAGATAATGAATGCTCTCGATGATACTAAGCGCATGATTGATGAGCTAAGTGAGCTGTCTTTACCAATGTCGAAAACTAATACCGACAAAAAAATAAAATTACTTATTGATATGCTTGAATCAACTTTACCGAAGTTCTCGAAATTGGTTCAGGATTATAAATTTAATAAATCAGCGTAGGAGAAAACATGTCGAAAGTCGTACAAATAAAAGAGAATGGTAATCTTGCCGTTCTCTTAGCCCACAGATCACCAACATCTGCTAACAGCCAGCTCGTGAGAGAACTCAATGGTCTTGCGAGTGTAGACGTTTCCGGTGTGCGTTGTGAAGTAACGAAACTTGAATCTGCTTTGGCGGCAGTTGCAAACATCGAAGCCTACATGACACCACATCGACCTGAGAAAGTTGGTGAGTTATTCAGGCGTTGGAAGTTTTTATTCCAGCGTCCATATGAAACAAGTATGGAAGAGTGTAGTGCCAGAGTTGATATGATGATCGAGAGTATGCTTGACTTGCCAGCAGACTGCATCATGCATGTATACAATCAATCGATCAAAACATTTCGCATACTGCCGCCGTACTCAGATGTGTATGGGCTGATCAAAACACCCTATGAAATGCGTAAACTTTATCTTGATTTCTTTCAGAATAAAGTTGACGAGTTGCGTAAGTGAAACTATATTAACCATATAAATAAGGAGAAAACTATGGATAGACAAGGCTTTATCGGTGGCACTGATGCCATCAGAATTATGAACGGCGAGTGGGCAGAACTATATCAGGAGAAGGTTGGGCTTGTAGAATCAAAAGATCTGACTGATGTATTTGCTGTTCAGCTGGGTGCATTTACAGAAGATTTCAATCTCAACTGGTGGGTACAATCGCATTCACCTGGCTATACAATGGCTGGCACTCAGCGTGTGCTTCAACATGAACTCAAGTACGAGGGTGGCTATGTACCATTCAAAGGTACAGCAGATATGATGTGTGTAGATAATCAAAAGAAAAGCTACATTGTAGAAGCCAAACACACCAATGCGTTTACAAACATGAATGATGTGATCGAGAGATACATGCCGCAGATACAATTCTACATGCATCTACACAACATGCATTGTGAAGTACATGACTACAAACCAGACGGTTGTTATCTATCTGTCATATTTGGCAACAGCAAGTGGGAGTCAAAGCATGTTGGGTTTGATCCAGTCTACTGTGCTAATATGCTTGGCAAGATCACACAGTTTTGGGAGCATGTAATCAAGAAGTCGCCTCCTATCGATAGGGATGCGGAGACCCCAGATATCTCAAGCATCACGATCGATAGGAAAGTCAAGCTTGACATGAATAGAGACAACGAGTGGATGTCAGATGCACATGACTATGTTGATACGCTTGAGTCTGCAAGAAAGAACGAGTCAGCCAAAAAGAGATTGATGAGCCACATACCACCAGATGTATATCAGATGGATTGTGATTTATTATCTGTAAACATAACCGACAAAAGAAGAACAATAAAAGTAAAGGAGAAAGCATGAACAAGAAAGATCCAGATTACGAAAAATCAATGAAGACCAAAGAGAACTTAGACCTTTGGAACTCTATAGCTGTGCCTGACAAAAACTATCTAAAGACCGTATCGTTTGGTCAGAGAAACTTTATATCTATTGACCCACAATATCAGATTATGAAGATGACTAAGATATTTGGTCCAGTGGGTGTAGGTTGGGGATACTGTGTAGAGTATGACTATCCTACTAATGGTGACGTTATAATTATTGTTGCAAAGGTAACGATATGGACAAAGTTACCAGAAAATAAATTTGGTCCGATTGCTGGTACACGAACATTCTGGCACAAGGATATGAAACGACCAGCAGAAGACGCTGGCAAAATGGCATTGACTGATGCACTAACTAAAGGTCTATCCCATCTTGGTTGTGATGCTGATGTGTTTCTCGGTAAGCACGACAACAAGCACACGGCTGATGATGGCAAGACAAAACACAATCCATTCTAACGGAGGTAATATGGAATACGATAACACGAACACTGGAGCTATCTTCAATAGCAATAGCGATCAACTCATTCTTGTTGGCACTGGTAGCCTCAACGACGAGGGTGAGACAAAGCGTATAGCTATGATCAAGGACGTTATGCCTGATGGTACAACGATCCGAGACATATACGTCAAGGTTGGTAGGCTATGGGATAACAACAGTGATACACCAAATGCGCCGACATTTACTGGTGTTGCCGAAATCTCTTCTGGAGAAAAGAGAGTTGCCGCTTGGGTAAAGCAGACAGAAAAAGGTAACATTCTGTCTATGAAACTCACGGAAAAAAATGCAATGTCATCCGATAATGGTGTTGACAAAAGCATACAAGATGATGAAATACCGTTCTAGGGATATAGTTTTCTCCAAAATAACTTCATCCTAGAACAAGCTAGGGGGTCTTATACTGCTCAATACCTGCCGACCTCCTAGCTTTTAACATCGGAGATAACTATGATAGAAAAAATGACCCACACAGTTATTCTCATGCTTACCATCGACCTCGAGTCAGCAAGAGAATGCCAGCGACTCAGCGAAAAAGTTTACAACGAGAATAGATGCTTTAAAGCATACAATATTTACAGCACCATACCACCTCGCAAGCCAAACAACTTCGAGGACATCATTGCTTTATATATAGAAAGGAAAAAGCTATGGGAGAAATAAAAAAAAAGAAACCAAATATATATGAATCTTTCGACAATATTTTTTATCCAGCCTCAGAAAAAGAAAAGTTTCGAGAGATAATCAGACAAGAAGTCAGAGAAGCTATTGCCGATATTCTAATCAAACCATCAGAAGAAAAAAAATGGAGAGAATATTATGATGCTATGTTTCATGAGCAAAAAAAACAAATAGAAAAAAACATCAATAAAAAACTAAACAGTAGTAAGCCATAGATGAAGAAGCCACAACTCTGGCGGCCCATCGTAATCATCAAAGTCAAAAGATAACTGACTAGGTGTGGAGCTGGAAGTGAGGTCCATCAATGAAGGGTCGTCTATTTTCTTTTCGTCTTGTATCGATGTAGTCATTCATCAAATCCTCTGCACTATCCGGTGATACTGTTAGTAACTTGTGCCATGCCGCACCCCAAACCAAATCAATACCAACTTCTTTTGCCGCCTTACGCATAGCATCAGCTATGTTATCATAATCCACAATATCCCAAGATGGATTACTGCCATCATAAGCCATAAGGTCAACAGCGTGTGCATACCCATCATCTTGTATCAAATGTTTGCTAGCCATAGTCTGCGATTTGCCAGACTCATACAATTTCTTTTGAGTTTCCAAATCACGAACACCATAGATTACTCCAAAGTCGACATCAGTATACTCAATCGCTTTCTTAACAACCTCAACAAGCTTAGGATGTACTCCATCCAGTCTATCCAATGATCTTTGTGATAATTTAAAAGCCATATTATTCCTCCTAAAATTTCTAATATCCCAATCCCTATTAATTTTTTTTCTCTCAACATGTTTATCCCATTTATTATTGAAAGACCCAAAGTTAATCATTTCTTCTTCATGCCAAAGAATTTGGTCACTGAACGTATACCAAAGCTGGCGGCTACAATACAACCTAAAGTTACCTGATACCACTCAGGCATCGTTTCTAAGGCACTGAAGCCCTGTTCTACTATATTTCTCCCCCAAGAACCACAGAAACAAAGAATAAGAGGAATACTAAATAAAATTACAAGGTATTCGTCCTTCCAAGAAGACTGCGAACCTTTCATAGCCTCCAAATCCCAGTCGATATCTCCAGTCAACTGCTTCTTTTTTATCTCCAGGTTAAGTTTCTGTGACTCAGCTTTGGATTCTATCCATGTAGATGCCATACCACCCACAAGTTGTAGTGCTTTGAATATCAATTTCCCACCATCTTCTTTGCTTTTTTATGTGCGGCAGTAAATGTAGAGCCTTTAATCATAGCTCTAGCCATAGCTACCATGTGCTTCTTTGTATGATGTTTACTATGTTTCTTCATAGTTTTCTGCTGTCGTTCAGTAAGCTTATCGAGTAGTTTCATTATGTGTCTCCTTTCCTAACCAGATAGCAAATGCTCCAGTCATAGCACCAGTTACAACAGACACCAAGCCAGCTTGTTGTGTAGTTAAATCAGGCTGGCTCAATGCCCACTCGATGCACCTAATATAAACACAGGTCATAGCTAGCATCATCAAACGAGGGAGGATTTTCCATTTGTCTAATGTTTCAGGACTCATTGTATAAATCTAACCTATGTTTCCTCTATCAAGTTGCACCAATCCGTATATGAACGCTAGTAATATACCCATACCAATTATCACTACTAAGAATACAACGATAACTGTAATTATCTTTTGTCGCAATACTTGTTTATCGTATATCTCTTTCTGTCTACGCTTGCGTATATCCCCTTCCATTTTAAGAAGTTCATTCCATGCCTGAACACCATGTCTAAACTTTATAAACTGCTGGAGTTCGTATCGTTGTTCTTCGAGCTGTTTCTTAGCAGTCAATGCTTCAACAGCTTCTTGTTCGATACTACCTCTGCGTGTAAGTTTAGTAATGAAGGAAGGATTCTTAGCTCTTTTCTGTGCGTTCTCGATATCTGATGCGGCACTCATCCATTTGGATAAGTCATTCCCCATACTCTGAATATCTTTGCCAACCTGAAAGGCACGCTTCAACCCATTGAATGCCGTGTTTGCTGTTGCAACGGCGGCACTAATTGTTAAGGGGTCGAGCATTAGGTATTTAGTACCCACCCTTGAGTGTTATCAGCTTGATAAGCATCTTCATCCCAAGTGTAGTATTTTCCTTCTAACATTTCTTCTTCAGTAAGAGTTGGAGTAGCAATAGGAGCTTGCCATAACCATGTTGTATTATTCAATGTCCAACTTGCAAAAGGTTTCTGTTCATAAAAAACATCATTTGTTGCATCATAATACATACCAACGCCAGCATATCTAAATCTAAGTGCTTTACTTTGGTCAGGACTTTCTTCTGTCCAGTTTTGATTTTCTTTAGCTACATAATGTTTGCCTTCAAAAGTATTATAACTAGTCTTTATCCACTTGGATTTATCACCCCAGTTGCCAGTATTCAATTCAGATTCTTTAATAACAATAACTTCTTGAACAATATTGTTATTATCTATTTTTGCCCAATGTCCCATATTAATTATCCCTGATATTGATATCTAACCATAACAACTCCTGAACCGCCACTTCCACTAGTTGAGCTTCCACTTATAGGAACTGGAACTCCAGCACCTCCACCACCTCCACCAGTGTTAGATGAACCTGATGCTCCAGCAACCATTCCATAATGTGTTCTGTAGCCACCCATGCCCCCTCCACCAGAGCCGCCTGCCGCTCCAGAAGTGCCTACATTAGCTGAGCCAGTGTGGAAAGTTCCCCCTCCTCCACCACCACCTCTGGTTGCTCCGTTGTAGTTTGCATTTCCAGTAGATGAACCTGAGCCACCAGCACCAGCAAAGCTTGTAGTTGCGTTACTTCCCGATGCACCTTTTCCACCACCACCACCAGCTTCAAATTGTCCTGATGTAAGACCATTACCACCTGAATTACCTTGACCTGATGTCCCTGATGCTCCAGCTGTTCGATTATATGTTCCACCTCCACCAGAACCACCTGACTGTGCTAGTCTGTTAGCGTCAGAACCATAATGACTTCTTGCACCTTTACCACCACCTGTTGCAGATATGCCACCTATAGAAGAATTAGAGCCGTTTGCTGTAACATTGCTAGTAGTTTGTGAACCTCCAGAACCACCACCACCAACAGTTATAGAGTAGCTACCAGTATTGCCAGTAAAAGTACCAGTTTTATACCCTCCAGCACCTCCACCACCTCCAGGAGCTTTAATTGGTGTACTTCTACCTCCAGCACCACCTCCAGCAATAATTATGTAATCAACAGTTGTTGACGCTCCTCCAGATGCGGCAGTATTTATTGTAAATGTTCCAGAAGAATTAAAATAATGATATTTAAAATTGCCGGATGTAGTTGTAGAACCTCCACTAGCGGCCATATATGTTATATTTGCGGCACCGTACCATTCGTTAAAAGACATTGTAGCACCAGAGCTTTTACCTATAAGACCTCTTACATCACTATCATTAATAGAAACTGTTGTGCCAGAGGTTGCATCAAGTTCGACATGAATATCGTTTAAGCTTATTGCTCCACTTGATTGTAGTGCCATTATGGTGACCCAAAAGCTGTTATGTTATTTGCAGAAGTTACCGCACCATTAGATGCAAGCTTAAATACTGTTGTGCCGTTATACTTAAAATCTAAATCATTGCCATCAAGCACAATTTCCCATTTACTTGTACCAAATTTAACAGATTGGCTACCCATCAAAATGTCATTACTGTTTGCATCTAAATCACCACCTAATTGTGGGCTTGTATCTTCTGAAAGATTTTCTAATTCATTACCTGTTGCTTGAGTTACAGCAGAAAAAGATAGATTGCCAGCACCATCCGTTTTAAGAAACTGATTAGCAGAGCCGTCTGATGTTGGATGTGATAAGCCATCAAGAATAACTTTACCTGAACCATTAGGCGTAATTGCAATGTTACCGTTCGATGCTGACACTATTGAATTGCCATTGACATCAAGATTACCACCTAGCTGTGGTGTCGTGTCCTCTACAGTATTTCTCATTAATGGAAAACCGCCAGCAGTGCTTCCATCATGCACAACTAATGTTTCTTTATCGGTATCTACTGTGACTTCTCGTTCAGCACCAGTAAAAGAACTATGTTGGGACGTTGTGCCACCCCTTAATTTTAAAAGTTTTGCCATTATGCTACGCTCCCAAAGTCTATTGTTAAGTTGTCAGTATTGACAGTACCATTTAAATTTATCTCACCAGAACCATTTGGTGCGATAGTTATATCTCCATTTGATGCAGATACTATTGAGTTTCCATTTACATCTAAATTACCACCTAGTTGTGGAGTTGTATCGATAACTAAAGATGTCATAGCACCAGCTACAACAGCAATCCATGATGAACCATTATAATAATTCAAAGAGTTTGATGTTGTATTATAATATAAATCGCCTTCATCAAGTGATGATGATGGTTGCGAACTTGCTATCCTATATCTTTCAGCAAAGCTATTTAAACCAGTAATATTATTAGCAACTGTCGTTACATTAGATGCAATACCAGCAACTGAAGTTATATTAGACGATATGCCAGCCACTGTAGTAACATTAGCAGATATGCCAGCAACAGTATTAACATTCGATATATTAGAACCAACAGTGTTAATATTGTTTCCAGAGCTTGTTGATACTGATTCTGTTATCAGACCTAGATCTTCTTGTGCTGTTATCTCACCAGCAACAATGTTTATATTAGTCTGACTTGATGCTGAAGGAGCAGTAGCTTGGAATGTACTACCATTGTAGGCTCTTAGCTCGTTTGTTGATGTGTTAAAAAATAAATCACCAGCATCAAGACTTGATGTAGGCTCTGATGAACCAACTCTATAGCGTTCAGCAAAACTATTTACACCAGCAACATTTGAAGCAACAGTATTTACATTAGAAATTGAACCAGCAACTGTGTTTATATTTGTAAGACCACCAGCCGCTGTATTTACATTTGCAATAGAACCAGCAACTAAAGATATATTACTATCCTTGACTGTGATTGTGTTACCCATTCCATTGCCATGCACATAACAATAGTATCTCAAACCAGAAGAAGGAGCAGAAGTAGCAACTTCTATCTGCACTTTTCTGTCGCCAGAGCTTCGACCAGCATTGAATGTTGTTACATTTACATAGTTTGACTGTGTAGTTGCAGAACCATTCAGAAAGTAAGTAACACCAACTTCATACGCAGAACTACCATTCTTAAATACTAATGGATGTCCATCATTACTTGAGTCTGTTTGATTGAATATATAGGTATTACCTCTAAACATCTCTATGGCTGGATAAGCCGCACCATCAAGATAAAAGAAATTACCACTTCCAGGATTAACAACAGTAACTGTGTATGTTTTTTCAAGAGAATTTGCTAGTGATGTTATATCACCAGAAATTGCCGCCAAAGTATTAAGGTCAGATACTGCATCAGATGTACCGAGAAGAGCAACATTAGAAGCAACACCAGATACATTAGATAAATGCGTTGTATTTATGCCAGCAACTGTGGTCACATTCGAGGCTATGCCAGCAACACTCGTTACGTTTGATGCTATCCCAGCAACAGTCGTAACATTCGCATCAATACCAGCTACAGTATTTATATTTGACGCATTTGAAACAGCGGCGTTTATATTAGAGGCATTAGATACGGCTGAGTTTATATTTGAAGCATTTGATACAGCAGAATTAATATTTGATGCATTATTTGCTACAGAAGTGACATTAGCTTTTATGTTTTCTACAGCAGAAACATCACTTGCTATATTAGCAACGGCAGTAACATCACTTGATATTCCAGCAACTGTTGTAACATTGCTTGATATACCAGCAACTGTAGTTACATTGGCAGAAATAGGCGCAACAGTAGAAACATTGCTAGCAATACCAGCTACAGTCGTCACATTTGCCGCTACACCAGCCACAGTAGTTATATTTGCAGTTATACCAGCCAAAGTATTTATGTTGGCTGACTGCGTTGCTACAGTCGTTACAGAAGATATGCTTGGTCCAGCTTCTGGAACACCAGTTGTAGCGTTGAACGCAAGAACTGTACCTTTTCGTGCATCTTTAAGAGGCAATGTAGTAGCAACAGCATCATCAGATTCTTGTAATCTCAATCCTCTTTCAGCAGTATCATCAACATCAGCATGAATAGCTATAATTCTATCCAGCTCTGTATTCAGAGAAGAAATATTAAAAGCACCAGAAGTAGGAAAATCAGTAGTTCTCTCAAGTGCTATCGCCCTTACAATCACAACAGTCGATCCACCAGTTGCACCAGTCACACTCATAGTAACTGTGCCAGTTGAGCCATTGCCTCCTGATACGGTGTAGTGAGTGGTGATAGTTTTTAGCGTATTATCTACAAATACTCTTAGATCTGCATCTGCAAAGAACTCAAAATTAACTGTAAATGATGTTTGCGTTACACCTTGACCAACAGTATACGATACTCTTGGTGTATTATCTGAAACTGATATTGTCATGTTTTACCCCAATCTTCCAGCAATACCTCGGCTCATGTCATTTACTAAATCTCTCATAAACCATAACCTAGCTCCAGGCAAATTGCTAATAAATTCTTTTGCGCCTTCTCCGTAGTCACCTTGCGAGAACGTATACGCCGCTCGAGCAAGATCAGTTGTAATCGATACACCAGCTCCTAACGGTGCTGTTACAGCATCCACATAATTTTCTTCTTGTGGAAACTTTGGACTAATTAATCCCATTGTTAGATCAGGTCCACCTAATGCAAGTGATGTCTGGATGCTTGTGTAGTACATATCAGAGTACAATGCCGCCAAACCAGACATATCAAACGATCTAGCCATCTTGTCCTCAAGAGCCATCTCTTCAAGAACAAAAGGATTGCTTCTGTATTTCAGTTGCATACCCATATAAGCAAGACCCATAGCCATACCAATACCAACAAGTCTGTTTGTTACTTGATCCTGAGTATACAATGTAGTTATTTTGTTGAGTGCGGCAAAAGAATAAGAATAAAACTGAAATGGTAATCCCAATAAAGCATTCTCAACTCTTGCATATCCTTTAAATCGTGGATCTTCTTTCATACCAGCCATACGAGCAACACGCATCGGTAAGTAAAATACACCATCAACATTAATTGGTTTATCTGCTGGTGATCCCATCAATACTGTATTCTTTACACCAGCATTCAATGTTCTTTGAAAAATATCTACAGCTTCTTGATCTGTCCATTTACTTGTGTTTGCTAAATAAAATCCTTCAGTGTTCTCAATAATCTTATCATCCCACATTTTAGCAATCTTACTTGCATCACGCTTATCTATTCCGAGACGAAGCAACCATTCAGCTTGTCGTTTAGTAGTTTTACCTTGAGCCATCTTTACAGAATAGTCGATGATTGTATGAGAGTGTGCCATAGATGACATCATCTTAAATGTTCTAGTCATTGGACCAAGAAGGTTTAACTGAAAGTATGCGTTCTTTGCTTTTGACACAAAAGTATTTTGAAATGGGTTGTTAAGCATGTCTTCCATCAGTCTGAGATGCACATCGCCTTTTAGTATCTCCAGCATTTCTCCAGCCGCTCTTGCTTCCATTGCGTTCATACGCACTTTCTCATTGTCAAGAACACGGATAATTTGTTTGAACAATGGCTTGAGTTCATTCTGCATCATAACAACAGCGGCATCAGGCAAAGTCGAGAAACCAGCACTACCAAGATAGTTTAGAGTAGCAAGGTCTTTCATAACTTGAGCTGTTCTAAGACTGAGAGCTTCTGGGTTCTGAAGAACAACACCAGCAACTCTATCATAGCTATGCAAGAAATCTCTACGCAATCTGTTCAAACTTGTTTCACTTACACCGTTCTGTGCTTCTTGAGCAAGTATCTTTCCAAAAGCAACTTCAGGATCTTCAAAGTTAAATGTCTTGTAAAACTCATACTGCGCGGCAGTTCTATTGGTATATGCCATCATCACTTGCACCGGATTTGTTACAATAAAATCTGTGACTTTACTATTTGGTATATCAACAAGTCTGTGCTTGAGATGCTTAGACTTACCATACCCATACGATAGATTGGCAAATGGATCGCTCTCACCAAGAAGCTGGTCTATAGTTTCATCAGCTCGTTTTGCTACATCATCTGGCTTTCGAGAGAGAGTCTTTACTTGTACCTTTCTAGTTTGAGGGTTGTATACATATTGGTATGGATTCTCACTAAACCAAGTTATGAGTATTTGTTTGAGTTGTTCTCGATTGTTTCGTATTTTTTCTTTATTCCAGAATCGTGGAAAGAAGTTTTCATCTTTAAAAGACTTCCGAAACTTACCATGAGCTCTCAATGTTTCTTGCGATACTTTTAGAGTTTCTATTTCATTATCTAATTTTGTTTTTATTCTTGATCTTTCATCAAGCTCTAGTCGATCTTTCTTAGATAGTTTACCAGTTTGTCTATTTAATTTTTCAGCAAGCTCTTGAATGCGTGGTGTTTGTAATGCAAGTTCCGCTTCTGCAATTTCTAATCGTCTTGCTAATCCAGCCTCATCAGGTATATGTCCAGTCTCTTTTAATCTATCATCCCAAGCTTTAAAAAAATCATTCCATCTCTGAGCAACGCTTTTTTCAAGTGGAGTAAGATCAGCTTTATTTGTTTGGCTTTTTACCCAAGTAGCTTCTAACCATTCATCAAACTTTTTTCTTCTAAAAAAATAATCAAACTTAGACTCAACTGGTTTACCTTTCCCAGTAAACTCACCATACATTGCAAGTATATCATCATAAGCTTTTACCCATTCGCGTTCATATAGTGATGCTTGAATGTAAACACTTTGTGGAGTTTTGACTCCCATCTGGTTAGCTTGCAACGCTGTGCCATGATCACCAATAAGCTTAATGATTGCCATTTTTGCATCTTGTGAATATTCTTTAGACTGCAATACTCTTTTGTAAGGATTAGTTACACCTTTATATAGCCAGCTACTAGTAAATAAATTCTCAAGAAGATTGTTTTGATTTTTGAGATTGCCTTTAGAATCTTCAAGCTTTCTCAGTTGCGATTCACCAGCAAAGTATTCATTTGCTTTTTTAATTTTTGCTTGAGTAAGTATACCTCTTAGATTTTCTATTCCAGATTCTTTCTTTATAAATTCAATAAATCCCTTTGGGGTAGATAAGCTTTGTATTTGTTGATCAGTTTTATCTGCAACTGGTATTGCGTTATCGGCATTAAGTTGAAACTGTCTTGAATCTCTTTGACCAAGTTGTGCCATTTGTTCTGCTGGTACAGCATTCGTTACTTTTGCCATCTCATTTATTTCTTCATTGGTTCTTATGATTGCGTTCGCTTTGACATTGCCAGGTATCGCCATCAATCCACCAAGAGTACCACCAACAAAAAAAGCCGCGCCCATATTCAAACCAGACTCAGCGTATGTTGCGCTCGGATCAAAAACCTGACGACCAACCTCGAGAGGAGCTTGAATAGTTGCAACACCTAAACCAACACGCAAAGCAGATCTACCAATGCCAAGAGCTGGGCCGCCAAAAGGTAGAGCTATTAGATTTACTGGATCAAACAAACCAGTTGTAAGTTGCGACCATATACTTGAGTTTGCAAGAATCTGTCTACGCTCTTGCATCGCATCTATCTGAGCAATCAAATCATCTAAGTGATCTTGATTCTTTGCATCTTTGAGATCTCCATAATATCTCTCGTAGTTTGTACCTTTGATTTGTGCCATTACATCCAGAGAATCATCAAAAGCAACATCACCATATCTTTTTTCCATATGATAGGCATTTACATAATGCTTGTACTGATATCCTAAATTTGCGTTGAGTGTTTCCATCCAAGTTGGTGAAGGAGTTGGATCAACATACTGCTTAGTGTTGAGAGGAACAATAGGTGCATCAGCAAAGAATCTTCCGTCTAACTGTCTCATGGCTCTATCATATTCCCAAAAGCTCCAATACCAGCGGCATACTGATAAAACTCTCTCATTGATATTCTAATCAACTCTTTATTATCATCAGGTCCACCAATCATATATTTTACATCGCCACCGTCACCAGTTACAAACGTAAAGAAAATATCTCTTCCATCTGCCAAACCATTCTCAAGTTCTAGAAAAGGAGCATTTGATGACGCATGATCTGGTGCTAACCAAACCTTTCGCATATTAGATTGTCGATCATCTGGAGCTTGAAAGAAACTAAATATAGTTCCTCCTTGCGGTTCTCCATCTAAATTACCTCTATCTGCTGAAGCATCAGTAAGAGAAAAGTTTCCATATTGTCCGATTCTTTGATTGGCAAACTCAAGAAAAAGTTCTTTCATTTTTGGATCTGGTAATAATCTACCAAGAGCAAACATAGATCTATAGTTAGGGGAACCAAGAGCCATTCCAACTCCAAACACATCAATCACATAATCTTCTGTCGGAGGATATAGATTTGTAAACAACTGTTTAGCCCAAGCATTTATATCATCTTGCTCTCCAGTAAATCCTTGTTTGTTTCTATTTTGATAGAGATAGTAAGGCAAAGCTCTTACTATTCTTTTATAGAAAGGACTGCCTTTACCACCTGAACTTCTTATTTCTGGTATCTTTTCAACTGCTTTAAATAAAGAAGTCTCTCTATCTTTCTCATCTGTATTTGGAAACATTGCGTTTAGCATTTGACTATAACCATCAGGATCGTTTTTGAATGCCGCAAGTTGTTTAGCAATTTGAAAAATATCACCACCTTCAATTTCAACTGTAGATAAAATATCACGAATCATATCAAGATCCTTTATATTCATCTGATCAATAAGCCGTGATTGCTTTACTGCTCGAAGGCTGATTTTACCATCAGCACCTTTATCTAGGAATAAATGTGGCTGTTCTGATGATCTCCAAAACTGTTCAATACCACGAAAGTCTCCTTGAGGTATAGATCCATTGAGAATGCTTTCTGTTACAGTTTTGATAGCATCTGGTATTTTGCCATTAATTAACATCATATTCGATATTGCTTTATATAAAGGTTTTGTCGGAAGAAACTGATCTGAAACTATTGCTCTTAATAATTCTTCTCTACTTTTAAACTGAAAATCACCCATAATTTTTTTGTCTAAATATCCTCCAAGATCTGGATGATCACCCATAATAGGTTGACCAAGCTCTAAAGATTCATTTACAGCGCGCCATTTGTTTGCTTCTGCTTGTTCAGTTTCTAAAGCATCTTGTACATTTATTGCTTGGTCGATTGCGGTGTTGAGAGCAACTTTAAATGCATCTGTCATTCCAGGTGCAAAGTCTGTTTCTTGTCCAGCTGGACCAACTGCTTTACCTCTGATGGCTGGGAGCATATTAAGAACTTGCATTTGATCTGGAGTAAATTTTAACTTTTTTGCAAGAGCAACAGCACCTTGATCATTTACCAGCATATTTCTAATGCCTTCTAATTTATCTTTTTCATACATACCAGTTGTTCCAAACTTTCCCAGTATGAATTTTTTAGCAATAGTAACAGCTTGTTTTTGTAACTGACCTTGTATGGTTTTAGAACGTCCTTCTTGCAGAACTCTGCTTGTTGAGGTTACTGTTGTTCCATCAACTGTTGTTGTTAGTTTTTGATTTGCATCTGTAAGAATATTATTCATCTCAGCAATAGTTCCAAGAAAAGCTTCTGGATCATTATTTCGTAAAGCTGATATGAGACTAGCTTGATATGCTTTACTGCGAGGAGAAAACGGATTTAGTAGTGAGTTAAGTTCAGTATTTAATCTACCTGCCTCTTTATCCAGAGCATCAACAGAAGTATCAATTGCATTGCTTAGAGTTTGAGCTTCAAAGGTATTCAGTCTATTCTGCGCAACAAATATATTGCTTGCTTGCTGTCTAAACAATACTTCACCAGAAGGTGACTCTGCCGCGATCTTTGCAAGCTGTGCTATTTTTCTATCAATAGAATCTGGAGGAGATGAAGGATCAGGATCAACATCAAGATTATTTGTCATCTGAACATTTAATCTTAGAGCTTTCATTTGATCTGCTGTATTTGGTGATGAATAAAGTTTCTTTATTTGTCTTGTGATTTG